TGAACGCATTGTACATATAATAATTAGTTGGGGTTGGGTATTCAGCAAAGGTTGCTATGAGGCCAATCCAAAACGAAAGGCACATTGGGCATTTAATTAATTTATATCCCCACTCAAAATTTTCTTTTATCCAAGATCGAGCGGGTTCAAATATTTGAGATATTGCTATTGTGGCTGCGAGGCCATAGCAGCACAGGATGTACATTAACAAGTTTATCATATTCTCTCCGGTAGTTGGTACATTTTTATAAACGCTTCTCGATTTTTATGCCAAGAATCTCTTCCTGCCAAATCCCCCATGGATTCGTGCCTAATAAAGAAAGGAAGAGTATTATTATTAAGTCCTAGTTTGTGAGCTTGCATTGTATAGTACAAATCGTAGAAGTCCCACATACCCTCGAATGTAGAGGGTCTTTCCATTTTTATAGACTTAAGTGTTTGATATTTAGTAGCTAGGAACAATCCGTCTAGTACCACTACTTGTCTGTAGTCACCATAATAGGTTGTATGTTGATTAAATTTTGTGCCATGCATTACAAACCCACTATGATGTCCTGCTTGCCAAACTTGATGATCCCACCAAGTAGCGTTATTACCCAAGAAAGTAGTTCCTGCGGGTCCGGCAAATCCTAGATTAGGATTATTAGCTATGAAATTAAGCTGTTCTCGGAAGTGCTCTGGTTTATTCAAGATTTCAATATCGTCATGACATAAAATAATTACATCGTTAGGTTGTACACCTTTTTGCTCTATTAAATTTAATCCTTCTGTATAAGCACCGAAAATAGACTTTTTATTTGGTAATAATATAACATCTACTCCTGTCTTAGCTAAATAAGATAGTAGATCTTTTGTTATATCTTTAAATTCAGTACTCTTAGTAGGTATTAGAGCAAAATATTTTATTTTATTCATAATACCTATTATAGTAATGGAGAGTTAAAATTAATTATGCTGCCTGAAGTTAAAAAGAAATCTTGGAAAGAGATGAGCAAAGAAGAGCTTAAGGAAGAGTTCCTTAAGTGTAAGAATGATGTTAAGTATTTTATTCGTAACTATATTAAAGTTGAACACCAGCTACTAGGCTTAGTTAATTTTGATTTGTTTCCATTTCAAGAACGGATCATTGACGAGTTAGAATCCAACCGATTTAATTTCCTTCGCAAGTTTAGACAGGCAGGGTGTACTACTATAGGTTGTGCATACATCATGCACACGGCAGTATTCCAAAAGAACAAGACAATCACTATTTTATCAATTGGCGATACAGAGTCGATTGAAATCTTGTCTAGAATTAAAATTATGTATGACGAGCTTCCACCTTGGATGCAACCTAAGATTATCCGTGGTGGAGATAACAAACACACATTAGAATTATCTAATGGATGCAAGATTAAGGCTAGACCAGCCAAAAAGACTTCGGGCCGTTCACTTGCATCTTATTTCTTGATGATCGACGAGGCAGCATTCATTGAACACATTGATGACATTTGGGCAGCGGTTTATCCAATTATTTCTACGGGTGGTAGGGTATTTGTTTTATCTACCGTTAATGGTATGGGTAATTGGTATTTTAATACTTATCAAGAAGCTAAAGCTGGACGGAACGAATTCAACTTAATAGAGATAGATTGGTGGGAACATCCACAGTATAAGTACAATGAAAAGTATGAGTGGTTATACGAGTACATCCGGGAAAAGGACAAGAAGTACGATGTTCGGCGGTTTGAGGAAATCACCAAGAAAAATATTGGCCTCAAGCGTTGGAGGCAGGAGTACGAGAAGGAATTCCTAGGTACTGGGTCCACCTATATTGATGGCGAATCTTTGCAGTTTTTACATGAGAATATTGATCATAAATATGATACAAAATATCAAGGTAGAATGCGTATTTGGAAACACCCAGTACCTTATCATGAATATGTGATGGGGATTGATACAGCGTTAGGTAGAGAATTAGATTATTCTTCTTTTGTTATTTTAAATGCATATAACGGAGAACAGGTTGCTGAATTTTATTCAAATAAAACTCCGATAGATGAGTTTGCAGAAATAATTGCTTCCGAAGGTTTGTATTATAATATATGCAAAATAATTCCCGAGCGAAACGGTATTGGAGCGAATTTAGTTAGTGAGCTATTCGAAAGACAAGAATATGAAAATTTATGGCTAGATGATCGAAATGAATTCGGAATTAATATTACGGCAACAAACAATCAAATAATGTTAGCTGAGATGGAAGAAGCTGTTAGAAATCGAAAGGTAACAATTAATTCTGAGCGATTAGTAAAAGAACTTTTGTCTTTTGAAATAAACCAAAATGGAAAAGTTGAAGCCGCTAAAGGGCATCATGATGATTTAATTAGTTCTTTAAAACTAGCTATCAAAGGATTAAATTATATTTTGCAAAAATCACCGAATATAATTTCAAAATTAAAGGCAAATGCACCGGAGCCGTTGTCCATCTCAAGTAGAGAAACCTTGGCTAAAAAGCATTTTAAAAATTTATCAACAGAGGATGTTAAATGGATTCTAGGCAAAAGCAATTAAATGAAATGGGTGACACAGCGTTCGGAAATCCGAACTCTACCGCAGCAGCAACACCTTGGTTTAACCCACTTGGCGTATTTGGTAAGTGGTGGTCGAGATTCTTTGCTACAAAAGCTCAACCTTATGTTTCTCAACAATCTACCGACTCGCCAACTCCCATACACCCATTAGGGGGAGATACTATTGTAAACCCGGATGTGGTATATCAAAAACCGGGTGGCTCGCCTGCTGTGATAAGAACTCCATTCATCCCAGAATTGGAGATGAATCGCAAGAATAGATATTCTCAATTTGAGTCCATGGATGAATATCCAGAAGTAGGGGCTGCTTTTGATGTGTACGCTGATGATAGTACACAAAAAAATAATCAAGGACAGCGTTGGAGAGTTGAAGGTAACAGTCAACTTACCATAAAAAAAATAGAGCAATTGTTCGACACGATTAAGTTAGATCGGCATTATTGGGATATAACTAGAAATGCTGTTAAGTATGGTGACTGCTTTGTTGAGTTGGTTATGGATATAAATAACCCAAAAGCAGGTATCCAAAGAATAAAGATTTTAAATCCAAATTATATTATTCGTGTGGAAAACGAGTACGGCTATTTAACTGACTTTTTGCAAGAGATTCCACAAAAAAATACAGGATCTTGGAACTCTTTCGGATATCAATCCACTACAATGGAGAAAAGTAGTTACATTGGGTTAGATAAAAATCAAATAGTACATTTCCGTCTTCATACATCTGATCCTAAGTATTACCCATATGGCAAGTCTATTGCTGCATTTGCCATTAGAATTTTTAGATCTTTGAAGTTGATGGAAGATGCCATGTTAATTTATCGCCTCTCTCGCGCACCCGAGAGAAGGATTTTTTATGTAAATGTCGGAAGTTTGCCTACAGCCAAGGCTGAAGCCTTTATTGAAAAATTAAAACAAAAATTCAAGAAAGAAAAGTTTTTTGATTCTGTCACAGGTAATATTAATGAGAAGTTAAATCCAATGTCCATGGATGAAGATTTCTTTGTCCCACACAGGGGCGATCAAGATACAAAAATTGAAACTCTTCCCGGAGCACAAAACTTAGGGGAGGTTGATGATGTTAAGTACTTTAGAGATAAGCTTTTAGCTTGTTTAAAAATCCCAAAAGACTATATTGTTGAATTTGATAAGTCCCCTGAAAGAAAGGCCAATTTATCCCAGTTGGATGTTAAATTTGCTAGAGTTATACTTCGTGTTCAGCATGAAATAGAAGTTGGGTTAGAGACTATTGCAAAGAGGCATTTAGCTATTTTAGGATACCCGCAAGCAGAAATTAACGCAATTAAAATTAAACTTCCTGATCCTTCCGATATGTTTACAAAGCGTAGGTTGGATGTGGACGAACAAAAGGTACGAGTGGTTCAAGCAGTTAAAGGGTTGATGTTATTCCCGGATGAATATCTCTATAAAGAGTATTTTGACATGACTGACAAAGATATAGAGATAATTAAAAAACAACTTAAAAAACAACAAGAAGAAGCAATGCAACAACAAATGGCAGCTAACCCAGCCATGGGGGGTGCGCCTATGCCAGCCGGGGGTGCTCCAATGCCCCCAACAGGGTCATTACCTCCTAATGGTATAGAAAGCCAAGAAAATGTACCCCCAACAGAAACACCAAAAGAAGCCATTGATAACTTAAATTACTACAAAAAATTAAAATTATTAGAAGAAAATGTAGACAAAGCCTTAGTTTTTGATAGAATTATTAAAAAATATAACACAAAATTAAAAAACAAGGATAAATAATAAGCTATATATAAATTGATAGGCTATAACCCTTTAGGAGCTTTTTATGTTTGATGGATTATTTGAAAATCGTAACCGTGTAGTTTCTGACTTGATTAAACTTGGCGATTATTTAGGCCGCTCTCTTAGAGAAAATGTGGCTATTTTTAAAATTGATGTCGAGGAGCAAAGTGTCTGTTATGTTACCGAATCTAATAAGGTCATAGCGGGAACTTATGTACTAGGGGAAAAAATAGCTTTAAATAATATCGTTATTGAAGATATAGATGATTTTGCCAATGAATCTAAATTTGATTCTGTTGTTGATGGCAAGATATCTTCTTTTGTAAAAAACATATATGAAGATTCTCACAAAAAAGCTAAGTCATCATTTGATGACTTACTTTATTTATGGGAATCAAGACTCAAGTTCAAAAGCATCAAACAGAAGCTAGAAGAGAAAAAACTTCGTTTTAATGAATCTTCTCAAATTATCGAAAGTGTAGAATTCCAGAGATTTTTAGAAATAGCCCCAGAGCTTGTTCAATATTTAAAATTAAACAAGCATAAAATTTCTCAAATAGCAGAAATAAAAAATTCAATAAGATTAGCCCAAACAGTATCTGAAGCTTTTAATGCTCCAAAAATAGATTATGATTTATTAGAAGAGCTTGGTACTTTTGAAATTACCGATGTTGCAAATCAAAGTATCTACGAAATGATTTGTAAGCATGAATTAATCAAAAAAGAATTACTAGAGCACAAAGCTAACTTTGATACAGTTTGGGCATCAAACGAAAAAGTTCAGGCATTAGCTGGTCTTTTGTATTCCGAAGAACCAGTAATTTTGAAGGCATTGTCCGAGGCAATAAAAGAAGTACCATATCTTGCACTTGCTAGTAAGAAACAGTTAACAGAAACATTCCGAAACGCTTTGAACATAAACAAAGTAAAGGATGTTTCGTTATCAGATATTCAACAATTCTCATCTTACATTTTTGAGACTAAAAAACCAATTAAAAAAGAGTTTATTAATCATCTCAATGAAAGATACGGAATAAATATTCAAAACCTAAAAGATCCAGCATCTTTCAAAGGATTGATAAATACTCAAGTAGTTATTTTTGAAACACTTGCTAAAATATCACCAAAGAAGAGTGTTCAACGCGAAGTTCTGTCTACTTTGGCAGAATCTCTAAAATCTAAAAACGGTGTGGAAGCTATTGACTGCAATGAGGTTTTGCAGGAAGTATTCATGGCCGCAGGATATGAAGATTTGTTGATAAATGAAAGCTTGAATAACTTTTTAGATTTTCAAAAAATAGTAAAACATTTGAGCCAAGCAATTGATGTTTTGAATATGATTCAAGGATCGGCAGAAATTGCCAAACCTCAGATGGGAGATCAAATAGCAAAACAAGCTATGGCTCCAACTCCTACTCCTAACATAATGTCTCAAGGAATGGAAGATGATGATGTTAGCAATCCCATCAAAAACGCGCTTACTCCCGATCAGGCTGAAGAAGAGCCTCAAGTAGGAGCAGAGGAAGAAGATGAGATCCCTGAGATGCCAGAAGAAGAGCCTGAAATGGGTGCAGAAGAAGAAGGTGAAGATGAACTAGAAATGGAGCCTTCAGAAGAAGATTTAATGAGCAAGATGAAAGAATTGGAAGATATTATTGCAAATATTAAATCAGAAATAGGCGATGAGGATTCGTTAGAATCGGACCTAGGTGACGATGAAGACTTAGGTGATGAAGAAGAAGAGATCGACGCAGAACAAGAAGAATTAGATGATCAAGAAGATGAGATAGAGGCAGAGCACGAAGAGGCTCATGAAGAAGAAGATGAAGCCGAAGAAGAAGAGGATATAGTTCGTAAAAAGCAAAAGAGTTTAGAAAAAAAAGAAGATAACCTAAAAAGGATGAAGTGATATGGCCGAAGCATTCAGACCATTCTGCAAGACTTTTACAATAAGTTCTAATGGGACTCAAACTGTTACATTATTGGATTCTGCTGGCAATAATCTAAAATGTAATTACATTCAAGTAAAAGTGATGGCAGGAGTTACAAATAATGGACTTATTGTAGTAGAACCTTCAGGTATTTCATCAAATCCTAGGGTATCCCCCGGAAACGGTACTTCAGGAACTTTAGGTGCCATTGGAACAGTTCTTGATCCAGTAGAATTGACATTGGCTAAAGGGCAGATGTGTAGCTCGATTAGCGTATCTGCTAATTCTAATTTAGGTTCAAATATACCAATTAGCGTAATTTATGGAGTTAAATCACCAATAAATACAATGTCATCGTATGGAAGAAGTATAGGTGGATAATGCAAGGAATAAAACCGTATACAAAACTTGCTAGTTTTGGTGGAGCAAGTTCTATAGATATTTTTTTTACAGATGATAAAGGTCAATCATTACCTTGTAATTACATAAAAATATTTGCTGCAAGCGGCCCTGCATCAAGTACAGATAATTACGAGATTTATTTCTCTGGGATGAGTGGTGGATTTGCTGCGTCAAGACCTAGTTTACTTGCTCCAAATTCTGGAGATTACATTATTTCTGGCGCAGGAGCGGGTGCGGTGTTGCGTTTTGTTAGCGCAACTACTGGTACTGGGGCAGCTACACAAGTAGTATTTTCCGATACTACGAAGTTTGATGGATCCACTCCAAGATCGGCTCAATTTATTGCAGATTATTGTAATGAATCATCTGCATTTTCTACAGCATTTACAGCTTCAGCAGAAAATAACACATTAAGAGTTTATAGAAAAACTACCGGATCTACAGCATATATAAGATATGGTTCTGCTGCATCAGGGGTTTCTGGAGTTTTTGGGTTTGTAACTAATACATCCGCATATGGGTTAGATGCCTCAGGTGATGAGCCTATTAGAAATGATTTAATAGCAGCTAGCATGGCAGTTAAATTGTCGGGCCAAAAACCTGTAGAATTATATTTATATGATCAGGATAAAGTTACTGGAGTAAAAATAGCAAAAGGTGCTGGAATTAATGACGCTATTATATATGTTGTATACGGAGTAGCTCAAAGTTATCAAAATAGTTTAGCATTCCGAGGATTAAACATAGGTAGCTAGTAATGACTGATTTTATTCCAATTGGCTTAGGTAGGGACCCTAGTGGCACAGTTAGCGGTTTACGAGAAATATTTCCGGGGGAGACTATCCCTCCAAATTATTTAGGAAATACATCTGCTATTTGGAATGCTAGTGGGTTACGGGGGTATCTTGTATCAGCAAATGTTGCACCAAGTACTAATTATGTTTTAACTTGGGACGGGGGTGGATGGATCCCTGCTGCTCCGGGCGCGGGTGGAGACAATGCCGGATTCATAAAAGGGGAACCGATATGTGACGAGGCATCTAGTGTCAGTTCCGGTCAATTTTTAGTTTATGATGGATCTTCTTGGTGCCCATCTACTGTAGTTATTACAGGTGGAGGTGGTGGTGGGATTAGTGGATCAGGAACTCCCGGTAGACTTACTAGGTGGGTTAGTGCTGGTGAAATTGGAACTTGGACTCCTACTATCAGTAGTGGAAATGTTATTATTTGGGATGGGGGTACAGGAGTTCCAAAAGATGGTGGATGGAATTTTGATCCAACTGCTCCAGCGGATGGGGATGTATTATATTGGGATTCTACTGAAACAGCAATAAGATCCACAGGTATTTTGTATACCGATATATTAACAGATGAAACTGACAATATATACAATGCCAATAGAATTCAAGGGGTATCTGCTTGCAATACCGCACCCTCAGCAGGCCAAGTTCTAGTCTACAATTCTACAATTAGTGCTTGGTGCCCTAGTACAATTCCTGTAGATTCTCTAAATGCTATATCAATTTATAATTATAGTATTGTAAATCCTTCAGCGGAACCTACAGGAGAAGTTTTAGTTTGGAAAGGTACTGGAACAGGATTTCAATGGGAATCACGATTACAAGTTACTGGACCACAAACAACAGGTAACATTCCAAAAATAGCGGCTGATGGAAATTTACAAGACTCTAATTTAGCACCTAATACTGCTGGTTGGAACGCCAACAAAATTCAAGGGGTATCTGCGTGTACAGATGCACCTTCTGCTGGTGAATTTTTAGTTTATGATGCTGCATTGAGTGCTTGGTGCCCTAGTACATTAAACATAGCTAAATCTGGCGGGGTTAACGCTACTGGAGTTCCTAGTCTTACTAATTTTGGTAAAAAATTTATTTTAGGTTCGGATGGGCCTAATACTGAAATAGTTGCAGTAAGCTCGACCTCTGCAATGCCAGATAACACAATCCTAACAGTTTCTGGTGGTGTACCTACTTTTGGTTATTTACCTAATTATTTAATACGATTTTTCTCAGTACAATCTTCCTCATTCCCTTCTGCAATATCAATACAGCCCGAATTAGTTGAATCACAGGGCCAAGTATTTTATCTTGATTATGCTAATCAACGCTGGGATCGTACAAATAATTTAAAAATAACTGGATCAGGAGTCACAGCAACGACTCTTTCGGCAACAACAGTATC